GCCCAATCGTCTCTACCAACGTGTCATGAGAGAGGCGCATCACGACGCGCCGCTGCGTGAAGAAGAGCGCGTTGTGTCTGACAATGATCGCATGATGGTTAGCGCCAATAACGCCAAGTCAAGGATGATGGAGGACGAAGGCATGTCAAGCCTGCGAGACGCCCCGCCTAGACCCGTCTTCGACGACTAGGTGGATCCCCTCACTTAGCAATAGGATCCGAGAATGTCCTCGACCAGTGCTCCTTTCGGCCTCCGTTCGGCATATAGCCCGTCCGGCATCATCCGCGAGATGGCTAGCACCATCACGACGACTTACAACACCGACATCTACACGGGTCAGCCTGTGAAGATTGGGACTAACGGCACCCTTGAGGTTGCTGCCGCCGGTGAGCGCCTTGTAGGTGCTTTTGCTGGTTGCCAGTACCTGCCGACTGGCGCTCAGCGTCCGGTGATTTCACCGAGCTGGCCCGCCAATGTGGGCGCCACGGACATCATCGCCTACTACACCATGGACCCGTACATCGTGTACGAGATCCAGGCCGATGGTCCCATAACACAGGCTGAAGTTGGCCAGCAGGCTGATTTCACCAACGTCGCCAACTCCAATGGTTTGGGTTATTCAACCGCCACCATGGACGCTGCTACGTCGTCTTCCACGGCAGCTCAGCTCCGTGTCATCGGTATTGCGAACGGCATTAACAATGCTGCTGGCGATGCTTACACCGTCGTACAGGTGCAGATCTCTGAGCACCAGTTCGTCTCCACTCAAGCCCCATTCTGATAGGGAGATCCGTCCATGGCAACTCCGATGCGTAGTACGGACTTCCGTTCAATCGTCGAACCAATTCTTAATGAGTCGTTCGACGGCATCTACGACCAGCGCGCAGATGAATGGAAGCAGGTTTTCCGCGAAGAACGCGGCATCCCCCGCAATTATCATGAAGAGCCCGTTCTTTACGGCTTTGGCGCAGCTCCTGAGCTGCCCGATGGCACCGCTGTCACCTACCAGTCCGGCGGCGTGCTGTTCATCCAGCGTTACCTCTACCGCGTATATGGTCTCGCCTTCGCCCTGACGAAAGTCTTGGTGGAAGACGGCGACCACATCCGCATCGGCCAGACCTATGCCAAGCATTTGGCTCAGTCTCTGGTTGAGACGAAGGAGACGCTGGGCGCCAACATCCTGAACCGCGCCTTCAACAGCGCCTATCCGGGTGGTGACGGCAAGTCTCTTGTCGCTACCGATCATCCGATCGTCACGGGAACCTTCTCGAACCAGCTCTCGACGGCCGCCGCGCTGTCGCAGACCTCGCTTGAGCAGATCCTCATTCAGGTCCGCAACGCTGTTGACAACAACGGCAAGCGTATCCGTCTGACCCCGACGAAGCTGGTTGTGTCTCCGTCCAACGTGTTCCAAGCTGAGGTGCTCCTGAAGAGCGTTCTCCGCACCGGCACCGCGAACAACGACATCAACCCGGTCAAGTCGATGGGCCTCCTCGACGGCGGCCAGGCTAACCTGTCTCGTCTGACCTCGACCACCGCTTGGTGGATTGAGACGGATGCGCCGGAAGGCCTGAAGTTGATGATGCGCCGTCCGCTCGAAAAGAGCATGGAAGGCGACTTCGAAACCGACAGCATGCGCTTTAAGGCTACCGAGCGTTATACGTTCGGCTGGACTGATCCGCGCGGCGTGTTCGGAACGCCGGGCGTCTAAGCCCTCTTAAATAAAGGCAAGGGGGCGGCTGGACCGCCCCTTTGTTTTATGTGAAACTATCGACGGTCAAACTTTTCAAGGAGCAGACCCCATGACACAGATTTCAGACGACCTTTGGATCGGCGTTGCTACCGGCCCGCAGCTTAACTCTTATGCTGGCCCCGGCGCCGTCTTCGCAGGCGTTGGCCCCCTCGGCCGCGTCTACATCTTCGACATCGTGCCAGCCGCCAAGTCTGCTACTGCCGTTTGCGCGGCGCAGGCCGTTGCTGCCGCTGGCAACGCAACCATCAATGGTGCATCCGCGACTGGCGGCGTTGCTACCTTTGACTATGCCCGCACAGTCAACGTGGACAGCACGAACGCTGGCGACACGACGCAGACGGTCACAGTCACCGGCACCGACTACTGGGGCCAGGCTCAGACTGAAGCGATTGTTCTGAACGGTCTGACCGCTGTTGCTGGGCAGAAGTCGTTCAAGACCATCACCGCTGTCGCTGTAAGCGCGCTCCTCGCTGGCAACCTGACGGTTGGCAATGAAGACGTCTTCGGTCTCCCCTATCGCGTCACCGACGCTGGCTATCTCCTCCGCACCGGCTGGGCTGGGGCTGTAGCTAACGACGCCGGCACGTTCGCGGCCGCCGACACCACGTCTCCCGCGACAACGACCACCAACGATGTTCGTGGCACCTACGCGCCGTCCAGCGCTGCCGACGGATCTCGGCGCCTTGTGCTTGCCCTCGGCCTCACAGGCTTGCAGGCTGGCCCGAACGCCACGCAGACCGGCGCTGTCGGCGTCACCCCCGCCTAATAAGCTGGGGAGCTTCGGCTCCCCTTACTTTCCTTTAGGAGGGCCAAATGGCTGACACTGTAGCATCACAGACAATTCTTGATGGCGAACGTCTCGTCATTCAGAAGTTCACCAACATCTCTGACGGTACGGGCGAGACGGCTGTCGTCAAGGTAGACGTTTCGGCATTAAACCCGGACGCCTTCGGGGTTGCCTGCAATGGCGTGAAGCTGAACAAAATCTACGCGACAACTCACGGCATGGAAGTTCGCATCCTTTGGGATGCTACTACTGACGTGTTTGCTTGGATGATCCCGCAGAATACAAACTACCTGATGGACCTTTCGTCTTTTGGCGGTATTCCTAACAATGCCGGAGCCGGCGTAACCGGCGACGTGTTGTTTACTACTGCGGATGCCTCATCAGGCGATATGTACACCATCGTTCTTGAGTGCATCAAAACCTACGGGTGATTTTATGGGCCGTTTGTGTATGGCTAAGGGTGGATCGACCCCAGTCTACAAAACTGGCGGCGCATGGACACGAGCCGAAGGCAAGAACCCTGAAGGCGGCCTGAATGCCAAAGGGCGCGCGTCTCTGCGCGCCGAAGGCCACGACATCAAGCCTCCCGTGAGCGCGAAGCAAGCCGCGCGCAGTGAAGTTGCAGCCAACCGCCGAAAGTCTTTTTGCGCCCGCATGTCTGGCATGCCGGGTCCAATGAAGGACGACAAAGGCCGACCAACCCGGAAGGCGCTGTCGCTTCGTAAGTGGGATTGCAACTGATGGCTAAGGGTCCAAGATATGGCGAGTTCTCGTTCCCGGCTGATGCTGGGTTCAGTTCTTCTGGCAGCGGTAATCCTGATGGCGACTACGCCCGTGGCGGCAAGGTTAAGCCATTCTGGGATAAGCCTGCACCCGAAGGAAAGCCCAAGCATCTATCAAACAAACAGAAATCACAGGCTAAGGCCAGAGCTTCAGCAGCCGGCCGACCCTATCCTAATCTCGTTGACAATGCCGCCGTTGCTCGGCGAAAGGAGAAATGACATGGCTATCCGTTATGTGAAGGACTTTGAGTTCCCGTCTGCCGCTGGTTTTACTGACAGCGCAACCAAGGTGACTGGCCAGATGTACGCCAAGGGCGGCGAAGCAAAGGCGCCCAAGGGTAAGGGCGTCATGCTGATCATCGGCATGGGATCCCCCAAGGGCCCGATGAAGAAGGCTGAGGGCGGCGCGATCTCTGATGCCGAGCGCCGCATGCTTGACGAGATGGCGGCAGAGGCAGACGCCACGACAAGCGCCGAGCGCACCATGAAGCGTGGCGAGGGCTCAATGACTGACGCCGAGCGCCGCGCCATGCAGCGCGTAGCCAAGAAGCCTGTGCCGGCTAAGAAAGGCTCGCCTTACGTCCCCGGAACAAACATCCCGGCGAGCATCAATTATGATGAGGAGCAGGCTGCCCGCGCCCAGCGCGGCTACAATATGGGCGGCAAGATCAAGTACGAAGACGGCGGCAAGGACACCTCGGTGTCTGTGAAGGACGTCAAGAGCGGCAAGGTCAAGCAGTCCAAGGACGCTGACTACTACCGCGAGATGGAACAGATGAAGAAGCCCGCCTTCAAAAAGGGCGGAGCCATGAAGCACGAAGACGAGGCGATGGATCGCAAGCTGGTCAAGCAAATGATCAAGCCTGCTGCCCTTAAGAAGATGGGCGGCGGCATGGCCCAAAAGGTTCAGATGGCGAAGTCTGACGCCATTGAGAAGTCGATGAAGGGCGAGAAGAAAACGCCAATGGCCAGCGGCGGCATTGCCTCCCGCTCGCCGTTGCAGGCGATGGGCATGGCTCCTCGCGGCATGTCGTTGAAGCAGGCTCGCGGAGTTCCTGTTGGGCCTCGCGCCCCGATGATCTCACCGCTCGCTACTGGAGCTGGCCCGATGGCTGCTGCGGCAACTCCTCGCCCCGCTATGGGCAGCCGTGGCGTAGGCGTGAATGAGGCTCGCGCAGGCAAGCCTGACGTCGGCGCCATTCGCATGGCAATGGCGAAAGCCGCCAGCGTCGCGAACCCTGATGTGTCTCCGGCGATGATGAAGCGCGGCGGCAAAACCTCGATGAGCAAGTGCTGACATGACCGTATCAGGGACTGTATCAACAACCGTATTCCAGACCCGGAAGGTGATTGATCACGCCTTCCGGCGTTGCCGTATGGTCCCTGAGCAAATCACCTCAGAGATGATCGACACGGCGAAGGACAACCTCTACTTGATGTTGTCCTCGCTCGCCAATCAGGGCTTCCCTCTCTGGTGCATCCAGAAGGACATCTTGCCCCTGTACCTGGGCCAGCCGGATATACCTACCCCAAATGGCACCGTTGACATCCTGAATGCGAACTATCGCTGGCTGTTCAGGCAGAACGGCGTTGCTCAATACTCTTCTGCCGGCGGCATCGTCACCTATGCCTTTGACGGGAACCTGAGCACGTCATGTGCCCAGACGGCTGCGAACGGTAACATATATGTAGACTACGGCAGCAGTTCGAGCGACGGCACCATAGTCACGACAGTCGGCGTGATGATGGCGACGTCTGGCTCTTTCAACATCAAGTTTGAAGGATCTAACGATCTTCTGACATGGACTGAGGTTATAGCACCGGGTGCTACAACATATGTCGCCAACCGCTGGCAATGGTACGACGTCGATGTTGCCTCGACGTGGAAATATTTTCGTATGCGTGAGACAGGTGGCGGCACGCTCAATGTCGTCGAGTTCTATATCGGCAATAACCCGACCGAGATCCCGCTCGCTCGCCTGAACCGCGACGACTACACGAACCTGCCTAACAAGTATTTCGCTGGTCGCCCGCTGCAATACTGGTTCGACCGCCAGCGCGACATCCCGATCATGAATATCTGGCCGGTGACAGATCAGGGCTCAATGTTTGGGCAGTTTGTCATTTGGCGTGAACGCTACATCATGGATGTCGGAACTTTGACAGAGACGCTCGACGTACCACAAAGGTGGTACGAGGCGATCGTCTGGCAGCTCTCATGGCGCCTCTGCCAAGAATTGCCTGATGTGCAACCGCAATACTTGACGTATATTAAGGCTACGGCTGATGAAGCCCTGGCCCTGGCGCAGGCGGAAGAGCGAGACAATTCGCCAATCTACTTCGCGCCTAACATAAGTCCGTACACAAGATGAGCATCTTTTTAGATCCTCGGGGGAAATCCACTTTCGGTATCGGGATCTGCGCCCGATGCCAGAGGAAGATGTCGCTTGATGATCTGATGCCAGATCCTAATTATCCCGGCTTGCGTGTGTGCGAGATGGATCAGGATCAGTTTGACCCTTACAGATTGGCAGCTCGCCAGCCCGAGCGCATCACGTTAAACTTCCCACGGCCGGACGTTCCTGTGACCACAGACCCAGGCGGGTTAGTCACGGAGAGCGACGACTACTTTATCATTGTTGAAGAAGGCGGGGAGTATCTAGTCCCATGAGCACCGTCCCGAGCAACCTAGTTCCGGTCTCAATCACCAATCTGCCTTTGGCCACTGCCCCTACGGGGACGGACACGACTATTATTGTCCAAGGCGGCATTACCAAGCGCGCCACCTTTGGCCAGTTCCTGCAATACATTGGGCCTACGGGTCCGACGGGCGCCACTGGGCCTACGGGTACCGCGTCTACTGTCGCGGGGCCTACAGGCGCCACAGGCACAGCAGGCGCGAATGGCCCGACAGGCCCCACTGGCGCCGCGTCTTCAGTCGCGGGCCCAACGGGTGCGACCGGCGGCGCAGGGCCTACAGGTCCGACGGGGAGCGCCTCTACGGTCGCTGGGCCAACGGGCGCGACCGGCAGCACTGGCCCTACAGGCCCGACTGGCGCTGCTTCGTCTGTTGCCGGTCCAACGGGTCCAACGGGCAACACTGGACCTACTGGGCCTACGGGTGCTGCTTCTACTGTTACAGGGCCTACGGGTGATACGGGCCCCACCGGCCCAACTGGCGCAACGGGTGCAGCTTCTGTCGTTGCAGGGCCTACGGGACCGACCGGATCTGGGCCTACTGGTCCGACTGGGGCTGCGTCTACTGTTGTTGGTCCTACGGGTAGCACGGGGCCTACGGGTCCGACCGGGGCCAATTCTTCTGTGGCGGGACCAACCGGCCCGACCGGGGATATGGGGCCTACGGGACCGACTGGGAGTGCGTCTTCAGTTGCAGGCCCTACGGGTCCGACCGGAACCGCAGGAAATACAGGCCCGACCGGGCCGACTGGAGCTAATTCTTCTGTTGCGGGGCCGACCGGCCCAACTGGCGGAACCGGACCTACCGGACCAACTGGTAGTGTTTCAAATGCAACTGCGATAAAGTTCGCAATACTCTACGGACTGTAGGAGAACACGATGGCCAACCCGAATATTGCAGCCGTAACATCCATCCTCGGCACAACCACCTACTACACGCCCAGCGGCACCGCAGCCGTCGTCCTTCTGCCCAACGCTGCTGCTTCTGGCACGGTCTTTAAGATCAACCAGATCGTCGCGGCCAACGTCAACGGCACGTCGGCAGTTGACACGACTGTCTCGGTCTACAGCAACGGCGCTGTGGCGCAGGGTTCGGCTCCGTCTGGTGGCACGGCATATCCGATTGTCTCGACGGTATCCGTACCGGCGGACGCTTCGCTGATCGTGACCGACAAGACGACCGCCATTTACCTGATGGAAGGCACGTCGATCACCGTCACCAGCGGCACGGCATCTGGCATCACCTACACGATCAGCTACGAAGTCATCTCGTAAGGAATTGCCATGTCCAGACGTTATAAGGGTGGCGTGATTAGCGCGACTGCGCCTGTTCCAACGGGTCCATACCAGTGCGGAACGGCAGAAGGCATCTGGACATTGCCGCAGCAGATGCAGGCGAGAGCGGCCAATATTTGGCCTATAGCTGGGAACGTGCAGCCCAATTCAAATTCCTACACAACGGCTGGGACGTTTACGTGGGTCGCACCTTCTGGCGTAACAAGTGTTAGTGTCGTGGCCGTTGGCTCTGGTGGTAGCAGCCAAAACACGGGCAACGGTGGAGGAGGGCTGGGGTATAAGAACAACATAACTACTACGCCCGGAAATTCTTACACTGTGGTCGTAGGTGGGAAGGGGCCAAGTTCTCCCGCTCCCGCTTTTCCCGGCCAAAATAGTTACTTCTGTTCTACAGCTGTAGTAAGGGGCGGCGGCGGCGGTAGTGTCACAACCCTTGGTGGCGGAACCTACACAGGCGACGGTGGCGGTAATGGAGGTTCCGGCGGGTACACCTGCTGTTATGCAGGCGGTGGCGGTGGCGCTGGAGGGTATTCAGGAAATGGCGGTACTGGAGGGATCGGCACTCCACAAAGTGGCGATCCGGGGGCAGGCGGCGGCGGCGGTGGTGGCACGTCTGAAGGTCCGGGGTATCCCGCTGGCGGCGGAGGTGGAGTTGGCTTGTTTGGTCAGGGTGCAAATGGCGCCGGGGGCACAGGTGGCGGCACACAATCTGGCCGTGGCGGTAGCGGCGGAGCGAATGGGACGGGCAAAGCTGGCGGCGCATACGGGGGTGGTTCAACGCCAACAGCCGACGGTGGTGTTGGCGCCGTTCGAATTGTCTGGCCCGGCAACACAAGAACATTCCCATCAACGTGCGTAGGGGCACCCTAATGGAACTGTATATCCAAATCCGTAACGGTCAGCCGTTCGAGCATCCAATCTTTGGCGACAACTTTCGTCAGGCGTTTCCGAATGTGGACGTGGACAATCTGCCGCCAGAGTTTGCCAAGTTCGAGCGCATCCCGCAGAACGTGACGCCGGACATCTTTGAAATTGCTGAAATCCGCTACGACTGGTTTGACAGCATCGTCAAGGACGTGTGGTCCGTTCGCCCGATGACTGACGCCGAAAAGGCTGAGAAGATCGCGCAGTACAAAGCCAATCCTCCGTTTGCTTCTTGGACATTGGATGAAGCTACGTTAGTTTGGTCTGCACCGACACCGAAGCCGGATGATGGGTTGCGGTATCGTTGGAACGAGGAAACCCTGTCTTGGGTTATATTCGTTCCGCCGACTGTCGTGGAATGATGGGGGAATAAAATGTGTTCAGTCGCGCCGGTAGAAGAGGTCGTCGTCAGCAACGAGCCGCAGATATTCACGTACTTCCCGACGCTGATTTACACGATCAACAAGCCGGAGTTCTTGGAGGCTGCGCGGGCTGTCTGCGATGAGCATATTGAGAAAGCCAAAGCCGACCACGACTTGAACGAGATTTACCCCGTCTACATGACCGGAAACTTCTATGGCGATCCACGCATGGCGGAATTGTCATGTTTTGTTGGGCAGACAGCGTGGGATATGCTTGCAGGCCAAGGCGCTGCAATGACCGGGTTAAGCACATTTTTCTCCGAGATGTGGTGCCAGCAGCACTACAAGCACTCCTCAATGGAGCAGCACGTCCACGGCTTTGGCTCGCAGATCGTCGGGTTCTACTTCACGCAGACGCCAGAGGATTGCTCCCGCGTTGTGTTCCACGATCCGCGTGCTGGCAAAATGATGTCATGTTTGCCGGAGGCAGATGTCACAATGGCAACGCCGTCGAGCATGATGATTAACTTTAAGCCGGAAGCTGGCATGTTGATCTTCACGAACGCTTGGCTGGCTCATTCGTTCACACGTCAGGCTGGTGAAGAGCCGATCCAGTTCATTCATTTCAACCTTGGCGTGCGTCAGGATATGAATGTTGGATGCCCTGCCCCGGCAGCGGAGATCATATGAGCATGATCGTCATCCGCTTCAACAAGTCACGCGGGATGGATGGTCGAGGGACCGCCGATCATGTTTGGCGTGTGTTTGAAGACGGGAAAGAGTATGTGTTTAGGAACGTGAAGATCAACGTCAATTCGTGGGGCGAGAAGACGGGCGAAGACTGGAGCATTGTCTGCAAGGGTTTGCTCGCCATCGACCGTGACACCTCCACAGCGATAATAAACCAAGAGGTAGCACCGTGAGCACGAGATACCCCGGCGGCATCATCACGAAGACCCCCGTTGTTCCTGCGGGACCGTATGAGAACGGCACAGCTCCCGGTATATGGACGCTTGACCAGCAGCTACAGGCTACAAAGGCTGGCATATGGCCGACTGCGGGTAATATCGACCCTAGCCAGTTTATCGAGAACATTTTCTCGACGTACCTGTACACGGGCAACGGCACAACAGCGCAAACAATCACCAATGGAATTGATCTGTCGGGCAAGGGCGGGTTGGTTTGGACAAAGCGTAGACAATCCTCAAACAACGCGCTGATAGATACGGTAAGGGGTGGTTCTAATTTCCTAGCAAGTAATTTAACAAACGCTTCCTATACCGGGTCAACGTACATAAATCCATTTACCTCTACCGGGTATCAAATTTCCTTTGCCGATGGTGATATTAACGCTTCTGGCGGGACGTATTGCTCATGGACCTTCCGCGAGCAGCCGAAGTTTTTTGATATTGTGACGTATACGGGCACGGGTTCTAACACCACTATTGCGCATAATCTTGGATCAGTGCCGGGCATGATTATTGTCAAGCGCACAGATGCCGTTGCAGATTGGCAGTGCTACCACCGCAGTCTTGCAAACACGCAGTATCTGGTGCTGAACACCACAGCGGCAGTTGCCACTGGTGCAACGCGCTGGAACTCCACAACGCCAACATCTTCAGTGTTCAGTCTTGGTACGGATACAACAGTCAATGCTTCTGCTGGAACCTACGTCGCCTACCTATTCGCCCACGATGCAGGCGGCTTTGGCCTGACCGGCACGGACAATGTGATTAGCTGTGGGAGCTTTACGACTGATGCCGGCGGCGCCGGTAGTGCTACGTTGGGGTATGAACCGCAGTGGGTGATGCACAAGAGAAGCGACAGCACAAGTACTTGGCAAATTATGGACAACATGCGTGGTATGCCAGTTACGGCAAACAGTTCTACTACTACAGGGGGGAGGCTGTATCCAAACCTTTCCAATGCGGATGATGGATTTCCGTCTGTTATTGCAAACGCTACTGGTTTCACTACAGTGCCGGGGACAATTAACACTAGTGCTACCTACATCTACGTCGCCATCCGCCGTGGCCCGATGAAGGTGCCGACTGATGCGACGAAAGTATTTACGCCAGATGCCGGAACAAACGGCACATCAGGTGGGATTGTCACGACGGGTTTCCCCGTTGATTTATCTTTAACTGCTTATCGCAGCCTAGGCGGTGTAGCTATAGCTGTTGACAGGCTTCGTGGGTTTGGAAATTCTAACACAGCTGATGCTAATCCTATGTTGCAAACATCTCTCACGTCATCTGAAGCCGCGTTTGCCGGGTCTAATCCTTATTTCTATAGCGCGTGGAATACAACGATAACTCGTGGCAGCAACGGCGCAAACCCCGGTGGCGCAGGAATAATAACATGGTTCTTTCAGCGCGCCCCCGGCTTCTTTGATGAGGTTTGCTATACGGGGACGGGTGCAAATACAACGCAGACGCATAACTTAGCCGCCGTTCCTGAGTTAATAATTGTTAAGCCTCGAAACGCTGTAAATGATTGGTCGGTATATGCCTCTTCAATCGGCAATGGATCAGCTATTTTTCTAAATCAAGATATAGCAAGTTTTGCCAATGGGACGTTTTGGAATAGCACAACGCCCACAGCCTCGGTATTCTCTCTTGGTACACAAAATAGAGTAAACACCAGTGCAGACCTATATGTCGCCTACCTCTTTGCGACTGTCGCGGGCGTATCCAAAGTCGGCTCATACACCGGCAACGGCACAACGCAGACCATCAACTGCGGTTTTGGTGCTGGCGGCGTTAGGTTTGTGCTTATCAAGCGAACGGACGCCGTTGGCGGCTGGTACGTCTATGACACCGCACGTGGTATGACGGTGCTGACAGACCCGTATTTGTTTCTAAACAGCACTGCTGCTGAAGTCGCAACGCTTGGTTCTGTGACCACCGTTTCGACAGGGTTTGCATTAAACTCAACCATTCTAGCGGCAATCAATGTCAATGCTGGCACATACATCTTCTTGGCAATCGCGTAAGGAAACACGATCATGACCATCCGCATCCGCTCCACAGGCCAGTTAATGCAGGACAGCGAGTTTCGTATGCTGCTGAAGGCCCAAGCCAACGCAGCTTGGAAAGCCCCTGTTCTTACACAGGAAATACTGGATATTATCGGCGCTGATCCCGTGTTTGAAGGACCGCAAGCCTCCGGCGGCACGGTCTATCAGTACAGCCAGTATGACGGCATAGAGCAGATCGAGGGCCAGTGGTTCACCAAGTACATCCTTGGCCCGATCTTCACGGACACCATACAGGATGGCGTCACCACAAGCGCCGCCGAGGCAGAAGCCGAATACAAGACAAGGAAAGATGCCGAGCAGGCAGCAAACGTCAGAACGTCACGCAATGACCTACTGGGCAAGTGCGACTGGACGCAGATCGCTGACAGCACAGCAGACAAGCCTGTCTGGGCTACCTACCGTCAGGCTCTGCGCGATGTTACAGCTCAGGACGGATTTCCTTGGAACGTGACTTGGCCGGAGCAGCCGTAACATTTAATTAAGGGGGGACTACATGCCGACAAGTTCACAATCTGGCAAAGCCAGCATTAAATGGGTCATGTCAAAACTGCCGGAGCCGAAGACCGCTTTGGATATAGGCTGCGGAGAAGGCACCTACGCCAAGATGTTCCCAAAACTGAATTGGACCGGCGTTGAGATTTGGGAGCCTTACGCAGAGAAGTACGGGCTACAGGCTCTTTACCCAAACTTCATCCTTCAGGACGCCCGCGAGTTCTCGACCGACGAGCATTTCGACGTGTGCTTCCTCGGGGACGTGCTTGAGCATATGACGGTAGCCGAGGCGACGGTTCTCGTTGAAAAGGCAAAGTTTTGGGCTGATACGGTCATCATCAGCATACCAATTGGCCATTACCCTCAAGACGAATACGAGGGTAATCCCTACGAGCGCCACGTCAAAGACGACTGGTCTGACGCCGAGGTCAAAGAGGCGTTCGGCAAACCAACCTGGTCAACTGTCGATGCCGAAATAGGGGTGTACGCTTACTCAAAGCACAAGATTGCTTTGGCTATTTGCGTGTATGCAATCAGCAAGAATGAAGAGCAATTCGTTGATCGTTTCTGCCAATCAGCAAAGGATGCTGATCTAATCCTGATAGCAGATACAGGAAGCACCGATGAAACAGCCGCGAAGGCGCGTGAGCACGGTGCTGTCGTACACGACATTTGCATCAGTCCTTGGCGGTTTGATATCGCTCGCAACACTGCTCTTGCTCTTATTCCCAGGGATATTGATATTTGCATCAGTCTGGATCTGGACGAGCTTTTAGAGCCTGGCTGGCGCGAAGAGATGGAGCGCGTATGGATTAACGGAACGACGCGCCTGCGTTATTTCTTTGATTGGGGCGCTGGCATTCGGTTTAAGTACGAGAAAATTCACGCCCGTCATGGATACCGCTGGCACCACCCATGCCACGAATATCCGGTCACAGACCCGCGCATTAAAGAAGTGTGGGCCGACAGCGACATGCTGATGGTCACTCACCACCCTGACCCTACCAAGAGCCGTGGCCAGTACCTTGAGCTCTTGGCGATGTCGGTCAAAGAGGATCCGTTGTGCCCACGCAACGCATTCTACTACGCCCGTGAGCTGAGCTTCTACGCAAAGTGGGAAGAGGCTCTCAAGGAGCTGAACAGATACCTCAGTCTGCCGGACGCGACCTGGCACAATGAGCGCTGCTACGCGATGCGGATTATGGGAAAGTGCCACGAGGAGCTGGGCGACCTTGGTCAAGCGGAGAAGTGGTTCCACCTTGCTGCTGCTGAGGCGCCCAATACTCGCGAGCCTTGGTGCGCGCTTGCCATGCTCATGTACATGCAAAATCGTTGGGAAGAGTGCTTGGCTTTTTCCATGCGAGCCCTTAAAATAGTGGACAAGCAATTGGTCTACACTTGCGATCCTGCGGTCTGGGGGCATATGGCCCATGACCTCGCCTGCGTCGCCGCTTGGCGCCTTGGCCTCAATGACATCTCAATCGCTCAAGCAAAGCTGGCGTGCGAGAAGTCCCCAGATGATGCCCGACTAGCCAAAAACCTTGCGTTCTTGACGGGCAAACTTGAGCAGGACGTGAAAGAGGAAGTGTCATGACTGAAAATGGCGGCGAAACCCTAAAATACATTACCGATGGGATATCATTTCTCACAGTTGTAGGGACTTTGATCAACGTGCTCCCATCAATCGCCGCCATATTCACGATCGTGTGGACCTCCATTCGGATTTACGAAACAGCCACCGTACAGCGTTGGTTGGGTAAATAATGGATATAGACCGTGTCACCAAGTCCGTTGGCGCGGTTACGGCGCTTTTGGCTATGGTTGCGGGTGGCTACACCACAATAGACAAGGTCGGGTTCTTCAGGAAACCGATCCTTGAATGGTCAGCGGATCATTTCAGCATTACCCACGGCCCGGCTGACGGAGAGTTCGCTGTTGTTGCGGCCCGCAAGAAGATACGAGACGACTGCTCTGTTGAGCAATTCTATCTTGAAGTTCGGGACGCCAGATACATAGTCCACAACGCAACCCCGTCTATCGCCAAGTTTTCGGGGCCTGCGACGGACAAGATCGACAAGTTTGGTTATACAATATCTATCGAGAACCCATCCAAGGTCTCGCCTGGCAGGGCCACTTTGTTGGCCCATATCCGCTACAAGTGCCCAGAGGGCGAAGTCCTCATGAACTACCCAGATCACGCTAACCTCACGTTTGAGATCGGAGCCGCCAAATGAAGATGTCCGCAGACGGCCTTGCGCTGGTCAAAGAATTTGAAGGTCTTAGGTTGAAAGCATACAAGTGCCCGGCGGCTGTCTGGACTATTGGCTACGGCCACACGTCATCCGCAGGCGCCCCCATAGTCACATCAGACCTCGAAATTACGCGCGACGAGGCTGAAGAAGTCCTCAGACGCGACATGGGACAGTACGAAGATGGTGTACGGAAACTTGTCACGATCGGCATCACTCAGGGTCAATTTGATGCGCTCGTTGATTTTGCTTACAATGCTGGTGTCGGCGCTCTTGCTAAGTCCACACTGCTGAAGCGTGTCAACGCCGGCAAGTTCGACGAAGTTCCTGCCGAGTTCATGAAATGGACCAAAGGCGGCGGCAAAGAATTGCCGGGGCTAGTTCGCCGTCGTCGTGCCGAAGTAAAGCTCTGGCGCGGCATGGACACCGAGAAGCCCGTCTGTAATGACGAAGCCCGCACAGATCCTGATCAGCCCAAGGCGTCGAAGTCCATCATGCAGTCCAAAGAAGCTAATGGCGCCGTCATCGCCGGTGGCGCTGGCGCTATTGCTGTGGTGCAGGAAGTCATGCCGATCATCAAGGAAGGCGGCGACATGCTGTCAGCCATGAGCGGGACTGCCGTTGTGTGCCTCGTCATTATGGTGGCGGCGGGCGCAATCTGGTATTTTCGGAAACAGAGGCTTGATGAGGAGGGTGCATGATAGCTTTTCTCTTTACTCCGATCGGCCGCTACATAGCAATCGCTGGCCTGATCGTGGTGGTTCTTGGCGGCGTTTATGTTAAGATACGGGCTGACGCCGTTGCTGAGATAACGGCTGCGGCCACGGCTGACGCTCTTAGGAGAGTTCAAGATGCGGTTCGTGCTGGTGATAACGTCGACGTTTCTCCTGAGCGGCTGCTCGACACTGACGGGCACCGTCGCGACTAACACGACCGCATGCATGGTCTGGAAGGACATCTCTTGGTCCTCCAAAGACACGCGGGAGACGATTACTGAGGTCAAGGTGAACAATGCCCGTCGTGACGGGTACTGCCAAGGGACTAAATAATGGCAACGACGACGACGTTCGCATCATTGCAGACAGATCTCAGGCGGTATCTTGAACGCGGCTTCACGCTGGCGTCAGACGAGATCGTCTACGAGCAGCTTCCCCGCCTGATCAATCTGGCCGAGCGTCGCATCGCCCGTGAGCTAAAAGTTCAGGGCCTCATCAGCGTCGTGACCAGCACCTTCCAGTCTGGCCTCGCCGTCTACCCCAAGCCCGATCGCTGGCGCACTACGGTGTCGTTCAACTTTGGCAAGGGCACAAATAACAGCGAGTACACTCAATTGTGGCCTCGGTCTTATGAGTACATTCGCTCGTACTGGCCCAATCGCGATCTAACTGGCGTGCCGGTATTCTACGCCGACTACGACTACACCAACTGGATTGTCTCGCCGACGCCAGATGCAGCCTACCCCTTTGAGGTGCTTGTCTATCAACTGACGCCCCTCCTCGACGACACCAATCAGAGCAATTGGCTCACCGAATACGCGCCGCAGCTCCTTCTCTACGCCTCCCTGCTTGAGGCGACGCCGTTCCTGAAGAACGACGAGCGCATTGGCGTGTGGCAGCAAATGTATGATCGAGCCGCACAGGCGCTCAATGGTGAGGATCTGTCGAAGATCCTTGATCGCTCAGCCAAGCGGACGGAGGCTTAAATGACCACCTACACAGACGTTTTTGGCGGCACGAACATATATCCGTCTGACGTGTCCTATCTGGCGTTCAACCTCAGCGCCGCCGACGTCACGCTGGCGTGGCCGCTTGAGACGAACGCCCCGAATGCTGCGGCTGACTATGTCGCCGCAAGGATCATGAACGTCAACTCGACTGGCGCGAGCCGCAAGGTTTTCGTGCCGGAGGCGAACCAGGCAAGCGTAGGCGAGTGCTTCCTGTTCAATAACGTCGGCAGCACGACATTCACTGTCGTCAACAGCGTCGGCACGACGATCTGCTCCATCGCGTCAGGCGAATTGTGGCAGGTCTACATGACCTCAAACACGACGGCCGCCGGCGTATGGTTCGCGTATGAGTTTGGCGCCGCAACGTCTACGGCAAATGCTGGCGCCCTTGCTGGTGCTGGCCTTAAGGCCATCACGACGACGCTCAACCAAGCGATCGTGGTTGATGATCTAAACTCAAACTATACCCTGGGGGCTGGCGAGCGGGCTCGTATGCTCAATTGGGGCGGCGCGTCTGGGACGCTCGCCCTGACAGCGGCCGCTACCCTCGGCGATGACTGGTTCTGCTACATCCGCAATAGCGGAACCAGCTCAATCGTTATTGACCCGGCGGGGGCAGAGCTCATCAATGGCGTTGCAACGCTGACCCTGACCATCGGCCAATCTGCAATGGTCATCTGCGACGGCCTTGCGTTCTACACCATAGGCCTGAGCGCCAGCGCCACTAGTTCGGCCTTTGATTACACGTCTATCAATATTGCCGGCACGGGCAATTACACACTCTCTGGCGCTGAGCTAAACCGGATTGCCTACAAATTCACAGGCGTATTAACCGGTAATAGAAGCATTATCGTACCCGTCACCGTTCAGCAGTATTGGGTGACTAACGCAACAACAGGCGCATTTACGCTCACCGTTAAGACATCTGCCGGAACGGGCATAGCGGTAGCGCAGGGCGACGCCCAGATCCTTTACTGCGACGGCACCAATGTCGTTACGGGCCAGACGACCACGGGCGGCATTACTGTTCCTGTCTCTATCGCCGATGGTGGTACAGGCGCGACGACGGCATCTGGGGCCCGCATAAATCTCGGAGGCACGTCGGTCGGAATTGGCGTCTTTACGGCTGCGACTACGTCCGCCGGCCGAACTGCCCTTGGGGCCACAGCGGTAGGCGATGCTGTGTTTATAGCTGCAAATGCGGCGGCAGCACGAACGGCAATTGACGCCCCATCAAAAGCATTCGCTGTGGCGATGGGCATCGGG